GCTCAGGCCGCCGCGGGGCTTGCGTATTATGCGCTCTGCGTGCGCCGCGCGGGCAGCGCCGACGGCATACAGAGCTTCAAGGCGGGCGACATCACCGTTAAAAAGAGCGCGGACAGCTCGCTTAAATTCGCGGCGTCCGTGCGCGACGCTGCTCTCGCCGAGCTCACGCCTCTTTTGAGCGACGACGGTTTCTTCTGCTGCGGGGTGGAGATATGAATCTTTCGGCGGAATTTGAAAAGTGGGGCAGAACGCTCGTCATCGAGAACACCGACTCCACTCAGACCGCGCCGTTCAAGGGCTTTATTCAGCCGCTGAGATATAAAAACAAGATGTATCTCTACGGCGTAAACACCGAGATAGGCTACAATTCGCAGGGCTATTATCTCTATATCGGTCCGCCCGAGCACGATCTGACGCTCAACGAGGACGCGCTGATAATCGACGGCGATATAAAATATCAAATCGACCGCGCGGAGAAGATAAAGTTCGGTGAAGAGGTGCTCTATGTCTGGGCGGTCGTGCGGACGGTCGTCGAGATAACGGAATAACTCAAAGGGTCGCCGGGGCTTTTCTCGGCGACCCGATAAAGGAGGTTTTTATGAGTACAATCAGTGTTCTTCCCTCGCAGATAGCTAACTGGCTGTCCGAGCAGACGAGGCTGAGCGGGATAAGATTCATAACCGAATATCCCGCCGTCAAAAAAGAGATACCCCTAAAGCGTGTGACCGTTGCGGTCGGAATAGGGGAGATGGATATAGTCGACAGCTTCACCGCGAACGACGAGGGCGTGTTGGTCAAGAATGAATATTGCCGCCTTGCGAATATAAAAGCCATCCATGTCCCGTATAGCAAGGGCGGCGCGACCTGCCACGATGTGCTGACGACTATAATCGACTGCCTGACCTTCGACACAGATTTGAACGTTGTCGAATCAGGCTGTTCGGGTATCAAGGCGGACAGGGACACCGACGCCTTTGTCCTCGACGCATATATACTCATGCAGGCGGATTTCTGCCCCGCAGACACGACCGGGCTCAACTTCCACTGCTTCCTCGACAAGACTCTGCTCTGCGGCTCGCATATCCGCGATACCGTCAAGCATGTCACCGCCGAGGACAAGGCTCTGTGGAACGCGCCTGTAAAAATCGGCTCATATACGGGCACGGGTGCAAAAAGCCGTTCTGTAAAAGTCGGCTTCAAGCCCACCGCCGTATTTGTTTTTTGCAGGAGTATGCCCGCCGCTATAGCTGATTTTTCGGGCTCGTCGACAAACTGCTATGTTGCCGCCGCAACTCGGGCGGGCGGTATGCCCGGACTCAGCATCTCCTCCGACGGCTTCAGCATCAGCACGGCGAGCGATGTCAACGGGAGCAAAAATCTTCTCAATGCGCTGGGTATGACCTATATATACATCGCGCTTAAAATATAAATTTGCTGACCTTTTTATCGGACAGAACTTTTTCTTCCCGCTTTCTGAATGTGACTGTGCATCATTTAGTGCAAATTTTCGAGGTCAAATTAAATATTTTCCCGTTGACAAATATCTGATGTGTTACTATAATTATAAGCATGGATACGAACAAATGTTCGAGAAAGCGAGGAGATGAGCAAATGTCAAAAAGAAGTGTCGAGGCGGCGATGGATTTCTCGTTTCCGACTCCTGAAGAGCGGCGGGCGGCGATGTGCGTCTGCTGCGGCTCGCACTGCCCGGGCTGCGAATCGCCGGACGACTATGCGTGGCGGCGCAGGGATGTTGACCTGTCCGTGCTCGCCGACGAGGTGATAAAAACAAGGCTTACGCCGCGCGAGAGGCAGGTCACGGAGGCATATTGGTTCGACGGCTCGACGATATCCACGATAGCTCAGAAATTGGGCGTGTGCCCGTCGAGCGTGTCGCGGTGCCTCGACAAGGCGCAGAGAAAGATATATGACGCGCTGAGTTTCACTGTAAAATATCAGCACGATATAGAATCCGTCGAATTTCTGCCGATAGCCGTCAGGCGCGCGCTCGCCGTGAGCGCGGCAAAGCGATATGAGCCGAACACCCTGGGCGGGCGTATAAAAAAGCTTCGGTGCAGCGAGAACATAGGCGAACAGCTGCTCTGCGATGCGCTCGGAATGCAGATAAGAACATTAAGAATGGTAGAAAACGGCGAAAAAGAGCCGACTTTGCATCAGCTCGCGCAGTTTGCCGGATTTTTCGGCACAACGGCCGACTATCTTTTGAAAGGAGAAGACAAATGACTTTCAACAGAACTCTTTCACAGCTTGCCGACGAGTATTTTGAGCAGGCGCAGGTGCTCGACGGGATTATAGCAAGGCACAGAAAACGTCTTTCGGTTCTGCCGAATCCCGAAACGAGCGACGAGGCATATAAAATTAAAACTCTGCTCAACGTGCTCTATAAAGAGCGCAGGGACGTTCTGGAAACGGCGAACTATCTCAAGGACAACTATTCCGGGGAGGAAAACAGATGAGAGATATAAAAATAACAATACTTTCGGACGGAACGGCTCAGATTGAAGAGCCGTTCTGTTTTTGCGGAGAGCATAACGCGGCGCGGCTTTGCATCACGCTCAACGACGAGCTGAAAACAGACGCTTCGTATTATCTTCTGAGCTTCGATGTCTACGGATTGAGCCGCCGTATCGTGTCGA